CGCTTTAAAATACGGAGATTGTTTCTTCGTCAGAGATCCAGAAACATTAAAATGGTTGTACATTGACAACGCAAAAGTTGACAGAGTCATAGTCAATGAGTCAGAAGGCAAGAAACCAGAACAATATGTGATCAGAGATATCAATCCTAACCTACAAAGACTGTCAGCAACTGCTGTGACACCAAATCAAACTTATGGTGGCGGTGGAACGACAGGCGGTGGTACAGCGACATACGGTCAGAACTACGCAGGTCAAGGACAAGGAACAAACATGAGTGGTTTCGCTGGTGCACAAGGTGGCAGATTCTACAAGACAATGAATGCGTACAACATCAATGCAGAAAACGTTGTGCATATGAGTATGTCAGACGGAATGGACAACTTATTTCCTTTTGGACAATCGGTACTGGAGCAAGTTTTCAAAGTTTACAAACAAAAAGAATTATTAGAAGACGCAATTATCATTTACAGGGTTCAGAGAGCACCTGAAAGAAGAGTGTTCTACATTGACGTGGGTAATATGCCAACACACTTGGCTATGCAGTTCGTTGAGAGAGTAAAGAACGAGATAAATCAAAGAAGAATTCCAAGCACAACTGGTGGAGTGAACTACGTTGACGCAACTTACAACCCAATGAGTATAAACGAAGATTACTTCTTTCCACAGACAGCAGAAGGAAGGGGTTCTAAAGTTGACACACTACCGGGCGGTACTAACCTAGGTGAGATAGATGATCTTAGATTCTTCACAAACAAACTGTTTAGAGGATTGAGAATACCTAGTTCATACTTGCCAACTGGTCCAGATGATGGACAACAACAGTACAATGATGGTAGAGTTGGAACAGCATACATCCAAGAATTGAGATTCAACAAGTATTGTGCAAGATTACAAAGTATGTTGAATCCAACATTTGACACAGAGTTCAAGATATACATTAAAAAGCAAGGATACAACATAGACAATGCTATGTTTGACCTTAAACTAAATCCGCCACAAAACTTTGCGGCATACAGACAGACAGAGATGGACCAAGCAAGAATACAGTCATTTGTACAGGTTGCAGAACTACCTTACATAAGCAAAAGATTTGCTTTGAGTAGATATCTAGGATTGACTGAAGAGGAAATGGCTAAGAACTCGGATATGTGGGCAGAAGAAAATGCTGTACCTAAGAAAAAACAAACAAAGAATCAACAACTTAGATCCGGTGGAGTATCACAGGCAGGAATATCATCAGATCTAGACCAATTCGAAGAACCAACACCAGATGCAGATGCACCAAACCCAGAAGGCGGAGCAGATACTCCAGGTACTACACCAGGAGGCGGTGGAACAATACCAGGTGGCACCGGCGGCGGAGGAACCATTTAGGTTAAATACTGACAATGAAACTATTTGAATTTTTTACATATGACGAGGATGGAGCAAAAGAGGATCACACGTATGATCCCGAACAGGATATCTCTATCTTAGATCAGAACGACACAAGAAAAACAAGACTATCCCTCAAAGATATCAATTCTATGAGACTTGCATCAGAAGAACACGATGCACAACAAAAGGAAGAAGCCGTATTTGTCCAAAAGATGTATGGACAGCCAGCACAAGACGATAACTTAGAGTTATAATGTCCGAACTAGCGTTTGTATTAGGAAACGGTGAATCTCGTAAAGGAATTCCACTAGAGAAACTCAAGGAAAAAGGCAAGGTGTTTGCCTGCAACGCCGTCTATAGAACTGATCGTCCAGACTTTCTTGTTGCAGTAGATCCTAAAATGATAAACGAGATTGCAGAGTCTGATTATATGTTGCACAATCAGGTTTGGAGCAATTTCAATGCACAATACAACAAAAATCAAAAGATATTGGACAATGTACAATGGTTCCAACCCAGTCTAGGGTGGAGTTCTGGTCCAACAGCACTGAGGTTGGCCTGCGAACGTGGACACAAGACCATATACATACTGGGTTTTGACTACCAAGGACACTTGGTGAACCCATCAACCAAGGCCGCTAAACTTAATAATATATTTGGCGACACTAGAAACTACAAAAAGAAGACAGATGAAGCAACATTTTACGGCAATTGGATGAACCAAACCAAGCGTTGCTTACAGGATTTCCCCGACATAAAGTTCTACAGGGTTAGTAAACCCGAGGGATTCAACCCAAAAGACCTAGAATGGAACGAGAATTTGAAGCACATGGACCTGTCAGAATTTACTGAGTTGTTCAATTTGTAGCAACGACCAGGCCTAAAAACTCCTTTTTTGTCATATATCTCCCCTATTTTTATTATTTGATGTAAATAATAACACTTATAAGTATAAATCTTGCCAATATTAAGGAGCACGTGTAATGACAAAAGAAAATAAATTTGAATCTTTATTAGAATTACTAATAAACGAGGAAAATGACAAAGCGGAACAAATGTTCCACGAAATCGTAGTTGAAAAATCAAGAGACATCTACGAAAGTCTTGCTGATTCAGAAATTGAAGAAGCAAAAGAAGAGTCTAAAGACGAAGAAGTTAAAGAAACAGAAGCATCAAAAGACGAAGCAGTAAAAGAAACTGAAGAGTCAAAAGATGAAGAAGTAAAAGAAACTTCAGAAGAATCAAAAACAGAAAAAACTGTCGATGAAGAAGTTGCAATCGAAGACGAAGCAACTGAATCAGAAAAAACAGAAGAAGAGTCAATTGAAGAAGTTGGTGGCGACGCTACTGATGAATTAATCAAAGACATTTCTGCTGATGAAGAAGGCGAAGGTGAAAAACCTGCTGACGACATGGAACAAGACATGGACCACGATGGTGAAGAGAAGCCAGAAGGTGATGTTGAAGACAGAGTTGTTGATTTAGAAGATGCTTTGGACGAACTTAAAGCAGAATTCGAACAAATGATGGCTGACAAGGGTGGCGACGAAGACAAGGACGAATCATTAGAAGGTGAAACAGAAGTTACACCAGAGATTCAACCAACTGAAGTACCATTCGAAGGCAAAAAAGCAGATATGAAAAAAGAAAAAATGGATGAATACAAAATCCAGAAATCTGCGGACACTGCCGACCATTCAGACAAAGGTGCAAAATCACCAGTAAACTCAAAAGTTAAGAGTGCAGGCGGTACTACAGGTAATATCGCAAAAGGCGGAGCAGACGAAACAGGTAGAGCGGCTCCAACAGCACAAAAAATGAGTGGTGACTTTGAAAACACAGGTGGAAAAGACAAATCTACTTCTTTCAAGAAGCAAGAGAAGGCTAATTCCGCGGATGGTTCAGATAAATCAGCAAAAAGTCCAGTTAACGCAAAAGCGTAATTGAACTTTAATTTGGAGAGTTTGAATGAGTAATCTATATCTTAGAGAACACCTAACTTACGATCAGGCCAGAATGTCTATCTTGCACGAAGGCGAGAATGGCAAGGATTTGTACATGAAAGGCATCTGCATCCAAGGTGGAATCAAAAACGCTAACCAAAGAGTTTACCCAGTAAATGAAATTGGTAAAGCAGTGAAGACACTTAATGATCAGATCAGTTCAGGTTATTCGGTTCTAGGAGAAGTAGATCATCCAGACGATTTAAAAATTAATTTGGACCGAGTGTCCCACATGATTACAGAAATGTGGATGGACGGTCCAAATGGATACGGTAAGATGAAAATCTTACCAACACCCATGGGTCAACTTGTCAAAACGATGTTGGAATCAGGTGTGAAACTAGGCGTAAGTTCCAGAGGTAGCGGAAACATTTCCGAGTATGGAAGCGGCGAAGTATCAGACTTTGAGATCATTACCGTTGATGTTGTGGCCCAACCTTCGGCCCCAGGTGCATACCCAACGCCAATTTATGAACATCTTTTAAATACAAAAGGTGGAATGAAAGCAAAGGGTCTGGCGGAAGAAGTGCGTAATGATAAAAATGCACAAAGATACCTCGATGAGGCGTTAACCAACATAATAAAGGATCTAAAATAACATGATAGATGCAATTAGTAAACTAGTAGAATCAGGAGCATTGTCTGAAGATACTCAAAAAAGTATTCAAGAGGCTTGGGATTCGAAAATTAAAGAAAACAGAGAAAATGTAAGTGCAGAATTAAGAGAAGAATTCGCAAAAAGATACGAGCATGACAAAGGAAACATGATCGAGGCCATCGATAAAATGATGACTGACAAGTTAAGCGAAGAAATCACTAAATTCGTAGAAGACAGAAAAGCACTTGCACAAGAAAAAATTGCTTACAAAGAAAACGTAGGCTCTCATTCAGCGAAACTAGAAGAATTTATTCTTACTAAACTTGGTGAAGAGTTAAAAGAACTACACAACGACAGAAAAGGTGTTCACGAAAACTTCAAGAAGATGGAAGAGTTCGTAGTAGGCGCTCTTGCAAAAGAAATCAAAGAGTTCCATGAAGACAAAAAAGGCGTTGTGGAAACGAAAGTCAAACTAGTAGCCGAAGCCAAAAAACAAATGGCTAAGATGAAAGAGGCTTTCATAACAAAATCTGCTAAAGTTGTAGAAGATGCTGTAAACAAAAAACTTGAAGGTGAACTAAAATCACTTAAAGAAGACATTACAGTGGCTAGAGAAATCAACTTTGGCAAGAAAATATTCGAAGCGTTTGCTTCAGAGTACCAGAATTCTTACTTAAATGAGAAATCTGAGACTTCGAAGTTAATGAAGGTAGTTGATGAAACTGCTCTGAAGTTAAAGGACGCGGAGAAGGCTGTCGAAGAAAAACAAGCGGTGATTGAATCCAAAGAGGCGGAAGCCAAAAGACAAGCGGATTTGATGGAACGCAATGAAAAGATGGCTGAAATGCTCAAACCATTGGGCAAAGAGAAGAGTGAAGTAATGAGCCAACTGTTAGAATCCGTTCAAACAGGGCAACTTGAGGCTTCATTCAACAAGTATCTACCTCACGTGATGAACGATACTGCATCAAAAGTAACTTCAAAGAAAATTATCTCTGAAGCGACTGGCGATCAGAACCGTGCGTCTAGAGAAGATGCTGAAATGGTAGAGTTTCGTAAATTAGCGGGACTTAACAATTAACAATAAACTAAAAGGGGAAAGATCAAATGTCAGAACTATTTGAATCTAAATGGGGCGAAACTAAACAGGCCCTAACTGAAGGTTTAGAAGGTAACAAGAAAAAGACTATGAATGTAGTCTTAGAAAATACTAAAAGGTATTTGTCAGAGCAGGCTTCTGCTGGGGCAACATCGGCTGGTAACGTTGCTACTCTAAACAGGGTTATTCTTCCAGTAATCAGAAGGGTTATGCCAACTGTGATCGCGAATGAGATCGTAGGTGTACAACCAATGACTGGTCCTGTAGGACAAATCCACACACTAAGAATAAGATATGCAGACACAGTAAGCGGTCAAGCGACTGCTGGTGAAGAAGCATTATCTCCATTCAAAATTGCGAGAGCATACTCTGGTAACCAAGCAACAACTGATGCTGACGGCGATGCCAAAGGATCATCAACTGCGGCGTTAGAAGGTCAGGCTGGTAAGAGATTATCAATCCAAATCTTAAAACAACCGGTTGAGGCTAAATCAAGAAAACTATCTGCAAGATGGACTTTTGAAGCGGCTCAAGATGCACAAGCACAACAAGGTATAGACGTAGAAGCAGAAATCATGGCGGCATTAGCACAAGAAATTACTGCTGAAATCGACCAAGAAGTAATCGGCTCACTAAGATCATTAGCGGGTACGGCTTCTGAAACGTTTGACCAAAGTGCAGTATCTGGTACTGCAACATTCGTTGGTGATGAACACGCGGCTTTGGCTGTGTTAATCAACAGAGTTGCAAACCAAATCGCAACAAGAACAAGAAGAGGCGCTGGAAACTACGCGGTAGTATCTCCAACTGCTTTAACTATTCTTCAATCTGCAACAACATCAGCATTTGCTAGATCAACTGAAGGTTCTTTCGAAGCACCTACTAACACTAAATTCGTTGGTACACTAAACGCTTCTATGAGAGTTTACGTTGACGCATACGCAACTGACGGAACTGACGTACTAGTTGGTTACAAAGGAGCATCAGAGGCAGACGCACCAGCGTTCTATTGTCCTTACATTCCTTTAATGTCAAGTGGCGTTGTGTTAGATCCAGCAACTTTTGAACCAGTTGTAGGCTTCTTAACAAGATACGGTTATGTAGAGTTAACAAACACTGCATCATCTCTTGGTAACGCGGCTGACTACGTAGGTAAAGTTGCAATCACAAGTGCAAACTTAAAATTCAAATAAGCCAACGCTTATTTTATTTTCAAAAAGGGCGGCTCCGGTCGCCCTTTTTTTATGACTTAATTTTCTTTCTGTGTACATATAATATTTTTTTTCATATTCGTAACAATCGTAGACCAAATAGTGTAGTTTTATTGACAATCTAGACTTCTAAATAATTCTAAGTTCCTCAAGGGACTTAATCAAAAAAGGAGGTCCAACATGGATTATCTTAACAAAATAAAAGGATGGGCAAAAGGGATTGCTGATGTCGGTGTAAGTTTTATCGCATTAGGAATTGTTTTAGAAATTCTTTTCAACGGTCAAGGTATTCCGTTCTGGCCAAACGTTTCTGTGATAGGAAACGTCCAGGGCGTACTGCAAGGGTTTTCAGATCAAGGTCTGATTGGCTTGGTAGCAGTTTGGATTTTATATCATATCTACAACAGAAAATAATATAGATCTAGAAATACGATAACCTCATAGAGTGGTGTGAGCCATTATGTTTGCATCACTCTAACTTTTTTAAAAGGAGAAAAAAATGAAAGACATGATGAAGAACAAAAAAGTATGGATCGGAATTGCGATTGTTATCGCAGTGGCATGGTTCATGTGGTCAGGTCAGCCTGCACCAGAAGTAACACAGTAAGCAAATTGAAAGAAGGGCGACAAGTTTATCAGTTCGCCCTTTTTTTATGACTATATTATAATCTACTAAAATTTATAAATACGTACAGTCAAACGGTGCTCTTGTTCATGCAAGAGACTTATGCGGAATTAACCGCGTAGTACATAGAACGTACATTTGGCTCCATAAAAAGGAGAAAACAAAAATGGGAAGACCAATAAGAAAAGATAGAATGTTATCTAATTTTCCAGGTGCAACAGCGGCTGGTACAAATAGAATAGCAGTATCAAACTACAGAACGGGTGGTTCAAACACTGCCTCAACTGCGGCTTACATTGTATCACAAAGAGGATCAAAACAATTCAAGATCCACTTGGATGATTCAACAGAGCAAGTGATGACACTTGTTACTGATGCCACATTATCAGAAAACGGTACATTTAACGTTAGAGTGATTTTGGATGACTCAACTGTTGCACACGTAGACAAGTTCTACAACAACACAGTCCACTACACTAAAGCAGACGGTACACACGGCCACGTTCCTTATTCATTAGGAACAGAGCAAGATGACCAAGGTCAAGTTTCTGGTAAAGGAAACATAGACGTAGTATAATCAAACGACACGTGCTTATAATAAGGGGAGTTCAAGGCTCCCCTTAATCTTTTATAAATAGTATTAACATGGCAAAGACTTTACGTACATCGGGTGATTACACCATTAAAACGGGCACTGGTTCAGGTGGATCTCACAATATCACACTTGATACGGCCAACGTTGTAATCAAGGGAAATCTCGACATTGAAGGATCACAGACAACAGTTGACACAACTAACTTAACAATCGAAGATCCGATCATTATTCTAAGCAGAAACAACTCAACACCAAGCGACATAGATTCTGGAATACTTATAAACAGAGGTGCGGCAAACAACGCGGCATTCTATTGGAACGAGGGTGATGACGTTTTCAAAGCAGTTACTACCACAAGTAACGGAACTGGCACAACCATTGCTGACACAGGCCTGGCAAACATCAGAGTAAACACAACTCCTGCCAACGCCAATGATGCAACTTCTAAATCATATGTTGACTCACAGATAAGCGGTGTAGCA